ACCAGGCCCGCCGGATGGAGCCGATCGCCTGGCGGCCTTATCGTTCCCCTCGAAGGCAGAATGAATGGCGGATGATCCATTCACTGAACCAGTTGAAGATCAAGAACAGCCCGATACGGCTGCGGTCGATGCTGCCGACCCGGTTGCGCATCGCAAGCGTCTCACGAAAGCAGCACTTCGCCACCGCGATATCCAGCGTTTTTGGCAGAGTATTTTTAGCGATCCGATTGGCCGCGCTGAGATGTGGGGCATTCTCCAACAAGCAGGCACTTTCGACGATCGTTTCGGCGTGGGGCCATCAGGTTTCCCTCAACCGGAAGCGTCATGGTTCCACATGGGCGCCAGATCCCTTGGACTACGCCTATTCCAGAGTTGGGCGGCCCTCGCGCGTGAGGGGGTATTTCTAATGCAAGACGAACACGATCCACGCTTTACGCGGCCGAAAATGCCGCGCGTACAACGAGATAAGTAATGGCTGATCCAGTAACCCCAGTTACCCCGACGCCTACACCGGCACCGTCTCCCGCTGCAACGCCAGGGACTTCCTCCCCCCAGGCCGCGGCAGAGACGGTTACGGCTCCGGCCGTTCCCGCGCCAAGCCCATCCCCTGTCGCGGCTCCCCCGGTCGAAGCTAAGCCGGCGGAGCCGGCGCCCGGCGTAGAACCCGCAGCGTCGGTTCCAACCCTCCTCGAGGAATTCGACAAAGGAAAGGCTGACGCGGCGGCAAAACCCGCAGAAGCAAAGCCGGCAGAGCCGGCCCAGGCCGCACCAGCACCAGCCAAACCAGCCGAAGCGGCGCCCGGCACTACCGGCGCCGCACCGCCACAGCAACCCGCGGCGCCTTCTCCGGTCGAATATAAATACACACTGCCGGACACGATGAAGATGGACGACGCCTTAAAGGGCACCGTCCACAAGGCTTTTGACGACTTCCGCGCCAATCCGGCCGAGGGCGCGCAAGGTCTTGTCAATCTGCACGAACAGCAAATGCGCGCGTTTGCGCAGCACATGGCCGACGAGCAGCAACGGGCCTTCACCAATACCCGTCAGGAATGGCAAAAAAAGACCAGATCGGACCAAGAGCTCGGCGGCTCCGGACACCAGACCGCAATGGGGGCTATCGCTCGGATGCGCGATATGCTGGTCCCCGAACAGCATCGCCCCGCCTTCGAGGAATTCCTTCGCGTCACCGGCGCCGGCGACCATCCCGAATTCCTCCGCATTTTGCATCAGGCGGCGCGGTTCTATGACGAACCCGCCATGCCTTCACTAAATCCGCGCCCGCCACCGAACAACGGCCAGCGGCCGAACCGTCGCTTGCGGGATATTTACGATCACCCGAGATCCAGCGCGGATGGGCGATCGTAATGCCTACTAACCCTAAGATGGAGAACTAAAATGGCGACTGGTCAGTGGCCCACATTAGCCGACCTTACGAGCCGCATGGACAACGCTGGCAAACAGCACCTCATCGCGGAAATGCTCTCGCAGAGCATTGCGCTCCCCGAGGACATGCCCTTTGTCGAGAGCTCGGAAATGGGCGGACATGAATTCGTGTTCCGCACGTCGATCCCAGCCGGCGCCTGGCGCCAGATCAACCAGGGCGTTCCCTACTCAAAGAGCACGACCGCCAAATCGCGTGTCGGCCTGGGCACGCTGGAAGATTACAGCCAAGTCGATCGCCTCCTGGCAGAGTTGTCGGGGGATATCGATCAATTCCGTGAAGGCGAGGACGTCGCGTTCCTCGAGGGCATGGGACAGACGATCGAGCAAACGACCTGGTACGGCAATACCGCGAGCACGCCCGCCGAGTTCATGGGCTTCTCGACCTTCTACAACACCGTATCGGCGGCAACCGCACAGAACGCAGCCAACGTGCTTGATGGCGGCGGCACCGGCGGCAACAACCTCTCGATCTGGCTCATCTGCTGGGGCACCCGGACCATCTTCGGTCTGTATCCCCGCGGTACGAAAGCCGGCCTCGCGATGGAAGATAAGGGCGATACGGTTCCGGGCTTCGACAGCCTGGGCAACCGCTTCGAGGCATATACGTCGTGGTTCCGACAGATGGTGGGCCTCTGCCCGCAAGACTGGCGGTACGGCGCGCGTATCTGCAACGTCGACGTGACGACCTCTGGCCTAGCCGGCCCGAACGCGCTCGATATCTTCGCTACGATCCGCGAGCTCTTGTTGCTCCCGCCTCACCTGTCAAAAGGTACGTCGGGCATCACCAAGACCGACGCGACCGACGAGCCGGCCCCCGGCATTCGCCCAATCATCTACACCAACCGTACCGGGCGACACTGGATGGACGTGCAGGCAATGCGCGACAGAAACGTGCTGTTGCGGATTGAGGACTACGCCGGCGTTCCGGTCGATGGGATCAATGGTATTCCGATCAAGATCTCGGACCAGCTCCTCATCACCGAAACCCGCGTAACGTAACCCGATCGGGTAGAAAGGCTCACAGAAGGAACACCACCATGATCTTAGACAGCCAACTTAGTTTCGTCCCGATCGGTAGCCCGCTGACGGTCACTTCCGCCGCGGTCGCTTCGCCAAACGTGATCGACTTGCTCGGCGTCGGCGCCGGTATCAACCCGGCAAACTCAAGCATCTTTGGCAACGTGACCCTGTTCGGGGCCCCGGATGCGATGGGTGTCGGCGGCGCGCGTCCGGAGTTGAACGTCACGCTAGGCCCGTTGGCCTGGGTCAGCGGCACGTCGCTTAACGTGGCGCTGCAAGGCGCACCCGATGCTGGAACCCCGACCTTCCAGCCGGGGACGTTCACGACGTATGCGGAAACCGGGCTGATCCTCACCGCGGCGTTGCTGGCGAATACCGTCATCGCTCGCTTCCCGTGGCTTCCGCCGTTCCCGGCAAACCAGCGCCCGCGCTTTCTGCGGTTGCTGTTTACTCCGGCCGGCACGTTCACGGTTGGCACGATTGCCTCCGCGCTCGTCACCACGGTCCGCGACGATCAGTTCAACAAGTACGCAGCGAACAACTACAAGGTTGCGTAATACGGGATCCCTGATCCCCGGCGCCAATGCCGGGGAATTCCCGTGGAGATAAATCATGCCGCGAGGCAGACCGCCGAAGGTGAAACCCATGAGTGAGAACCAGACAGTCGAACCCGGCTCGATCGCCGAGAACACAGAATTCAAGGCGGCAGTGGAGAAGGCGGCGGCGGAAGCCGTAGCCAAGCTCCTCAAGACCGCCCGCGAGAACCAGGGCAGCGAACCGTCAGCGTCCGATCCGACTTGGATGCGCGCCCTCGCCATGGAAATCTCCCAGCTCACCGACCAGGGCACCGGCCGCAAACGTGTTGCGCCGGAAATCCTCGAGAGCCGCAGGATTGCCAGTGAGAGAATGGTCGAATTGATTGTCCAGGCGCGGACCGCGAAGAAAACAGCGACGTACAGGGTCAAGGCAAAGACGTTGCTTTGCGATCGCGTAGTCGAGCCGTTCTGGATCGCGTCGGATCATACCGCGCAGCCAACGATAATCGATTGGGACGGAATTCCTAACGAGGCTATGGTGCCGGAGAACAAGACGGCGAAAGCCATCTTTGACGCTTACAAGGCGTCCCTCGGCAGCACAGCACGGGTAGTCCCCGAAGATGATCTCGCAATCACCCCAGGCGGCCTTGTCGTTCACGGCGGCGCCGCTTCGATCTCTGCCGGCCGGCGCAAAGTCGGCGAGGCAGTACCGACAGGTATCGAGAAAGCCGGCGGCGAAAGCGGGCTCAATATCCACCATAAGAACGAGCCAGGCCGGTTTGTCGAAAAGCGTATCCTGGGCTCGATCGCAACTCCCGCCCGTCAAACGGCGTAGGGGATAAGACGTGGCGGCACTATTCATTAGCGAATTCAAGAACGCCGCGTCGCCGATCGGGACGTATGCGCCCGACGTGTTGCCGCAGCCCCCGCTCGCCAATCAGACCATCGGCCTGACGTCGGGCGGCGCAACGGGCGTTCTCGGCTCCGCCACCTACGCGATCTTGATGATATCGGACACGGATTGCTGGTATCTGGTCGGCGGAACAGGCAGCACGGGCAAGACCGGCGCTACGGGCGGCGCAGGCGGCTATCTACCGGCCAAAGTGCCATTAACTTTTGCGGTCCCGCCGAGTGCTACTTTCTCGGTCACTCTCTAACGGAGAACTCGAATGACAAGCCGAAAATATCTGGCCCTCCTTGCCGCGGTTAGCGCAGCCGTGGTTGTCGGCGTCGCGACGTTCTCCAAGGTAGAGGCGCAGAACCCCGGCCAGGTTATCGTCACCACGCCGACGGGAAATGAATTGCTGGCGCTACAAACGCTGGGTCCGCAGAGCGCGGCAATCACCACCACGAATTTTGCCACTTGGGTAAACGCAGGCGGCGGCGTGGTCGGCCCAGGCGCGTTCACAACCCTTTCCGCTTCCAGCACCGTATCCGGCACGGGCTTCGCCGCGCGCTTTGCAACGCCGGGCCCGATCGGCAGCACGGTAGCATCGACGGGCGCATTTACGACGCTTGGGGCGTCTGGCAACGTCACGTTGTCCCCGACTGGCACGGTCACAATCGCTCCATCCAGCACGGCAAGCCTTTCTCCGGTTGGCGTGCTCACGGTCAATCCGACCGCAGCGAGCACGATGGACAACGTAGCCGTCGGTGTAACCACCCCTCTAGCCGGCAAGTTCACCACCCTGGCATGGACCGGCCTCGCGACTGGCACGTTCGGAACGGACAGCGGGCAGACCGCAACCGCAACCGTTTGCGAAGATACGACGAGCCATGCGGTCTACTTTGGCTCCGGCGCCGGCGGTATCTGCAAAGGCACATCGTCAATTCGCTTCAAGCAGAACATCGGCCAGATCGCCTACGGCCTCCCCCAAGTCATGCAGTTGCAGCCCGTGTCCTACTATACCAAGCCGGGCTTCGGAGATCCGAACAAGAAGCTCTATGGATTTCTTGCGGAGGACATGGCCCCAATCATGCCGGAAGGCGTGACGGAATATGATCCGCAGGGCAAGCCTTCTAGCGTCGACTACATCGGCATGATCCCTGTGCTGGTGAAGGCGATCCAGCAGCAGCAGGCTCAAATCGAGCAATTGAAACGCCAAGTGTCAAAGCGTTAAACCGCGCACGCGCGCTAAGGAGACTAAAATGAGAAAGACCCTTGTATCTGCCCTTGTTATTGGCGCGCTCGGCCTCGGCTATGCGGTCGCGCAAACCGTTCCTGTCCCTAAAGTCTCTGCCGTAAATGCTACCGCGGATCTGGTGCAAATTATTCCCGGCGGCGTTCCGACCAGCCAAAGCAAGTATGCCACGGTGGCGCAAACTACCGCGATATCGGGCTATAAGGATCTCGGTACGGTTTCGACCGATCCGGCCTATACGGCGACTACCGGCGTATGGAACGTCTTTAGTCACGCTACCGGCACTGTCACCGCGGTCACGCTCACAACCCCGGCCTCTCCCGGCGATGGACAGCGGCTTTGCTACTACAACGACCACACGACCACGACGCTTACGTTCACTGCCAATACCGGGCAGACGATCGACAGCAACGTCGTCGCGGCGGGCGTCGCAAATATCCCTGCCTGCATCGTCTACAACGGCACGACGCTGGCCTGGAAAAACTCGAACTAATGCCTCCGGTATCGGAAGCGCAGCGGCGTTGGGCCTTTGCCAACAAGGACAAAGGCGGCAAGGAAGGCGCCGCTGCTAAAGAATTTGCCGACGCTGATCCCGGCGGGAAACTGCCGGAGAAGAAGAAGTCAAAGCGCAAGGCCCTCTATGACCACCCGAGAAGTAAGGCGCATGGATGATGAGGACGAGGGCAGGGACACGCCGCCGCTCTACAGAGGCGGAGTGAACGTAGCGAAGCCTCCGAAGAAGCCGAATGAAACTCACCCTGGCAGACCTGGCGAGCAGACCGATGGCCGGCAATAAGAACTGGATCAAAAAGGGAGCTTCGAAGCACCCTGGTCTATTTGCCGAGAAGGCGGAGCACGCCGGGGAAAGCACCAAGGAATATGCGCGGGAGAAAAAGCACGCCGGCGGCAAACTAGGCAAGGAAGCCAATTTCGCGCTAAATGCCATGAAGGCGGGTAAGAAGCGCCACCACCGAATGTATGATAATCCTAAGTCCCATCCGAGCGATTAAGGAGCCCGACCATGGCCGAAGAGAAAGCAAAAGAAGGCAAGAAGGAAAAGAAGCCTAGCCTTTACGACCATCCGTCGAGCGAAAAGCATCGCATGGAAGGCAAAGGCGGTAAGGAAAAAACGCCCAAGGCTGAAAAGGAGCCAAAGGCGGAGAAAGAAGGCGGCCACACTAAGCAGGCTGAGCCGGCGGCCGAGCATCCTCATAAGGCGATCCATGAGCGTCACCATGAGGAACGCGAGGCGATGCATCATTCGCACGAGACAGAGCGCCGCGATCTCCACGGAAATCACCGCGAAGAGCATCGCAAGATGCACGAACGCCACCAGAAAGCCCACAAGGATATGGGTGCGCGGCACCTCGAGGAAATGAATGCGGCGGCCCAAGGACCGGGCGCCGAGCAAATGGCCGGCGCACCCGAGAGCGGCGCAGCACCGCCGGCACCAGGCGCGCAGGCTATGCCGGTAGCGCCTCCGGGCGGCGCGCCGGGAATGCCCGCGGGAGCCTAATGTGGCCGATCTCGTCAGCATGGAGAAAGATGACGACGATGTGCTAGATCACATCGCCGTCCACGCCTCGCTGAATTCCAAGTTTCCGTACCACATGCGATTTGCTCTGACGCAGGCCGAATTCAAAAAACTTGGCCTTGACCCGACCGTTGCCAAAAAAGACGATGAAATTGAGTTCAAAGGCGAGGCCAGGATCACGGAATGCGAGCATAAGGATGGACCGGGCGGCAAAACTTGCCGTATCGAATTCCAGATCGAGAAGTTCTGTATAGAGACGGCAGAGGAAGAGGCGGCTGAGAACGAAGAAGATGAGGATTAGGTCATGCCTGTCACGCTTAAAAACACGACTTATGGCAATCATCGGTCGCAGCCCGCCCCCGTTGCTCAATCCAAGCCCGCCGGCGTGGACCCCGCACCCGCTCCCGAACCCGATTATTCTACCCCCGATTGGTACGACGGGCCTGCTGATAACGCCACTGAGGACAGTGCGGGGCTCGAGGCCAAGTCCAAGCCAAAAAAATCCAAGGCGGAGCAGCAAAAGTCCGGCGCGTCCAAAACGCAGAAAGTGAAATGAAAAATCGTCTATCCCTCGCTCTAGCCGTTGCGCTGGCCTTCTGGCCGGCCATAGGGCTTGCCCAGGGCGTATTGCTGCAAGCGGGCCCGGCTACCCAGGGTCACGCGCCAGCTTACGCCAACCCCGCACAGACCGGCTCCCAGGCCGTCGTATTGGATAGCGGGCCGGCCGGCGGCGGAGGCGCGGGCGTTGGGCTAAGCGAGCTCAATATCACGGCACGCGGCACCGGCACGGCCCCATTCGTAGCGCAGGGAACCGGCCCGAACGGCGAAGTCGCCTGCATCTTGGACGCCCCGACGACGAACAGCGCCGGCTATCACTACCTTTGCTTTTCGGCGAATATCGCCAGTAATAACGCCACGATAAGCATCGGCGCCGGCGGAACCGCAACAGCGGGGATCCTGACGTTCATTATCAATGGAGTTACGGTGACGCCTGTGTCATGTTCCGGGTCGCCGACCAGCAGCTTCGCCGCGGTCAATGGGATCGTAACGCATTGCTGAGCGAGGGGACCAATGCCCATCACCAGCAACGATGTTGCAAATCAGGCAATCCAGCTCATCGGCGACAACCAGCCAGCCGTCACCGGGCAGGCTCCGACCTTTGATACTTCCGCCGCCGGTCTAGCCCTAGCCAAGATATACGCTCCGTGCATTGCCACCGTCGGCCGGCAATTCGCCTGGGACATGGCGCGCAATACGATCGCGCTAACCCTTTCCGGCAATACCGCCCCGTTCCCCTGGTCTTTCGAATACCTGTATCCGACCAATGGGATCGAGGTTTGGCAGCTTCACCCGAACAGCTTAGGCGACGTCAATAACCCGCTTCCGATCCGCTGGAACGTGGCGAATGCGATCGTTGCCGCGCAGCAACAGCGGGTAGTGTGGTCCGACCTGGCGAACGCGCATTGCACCTACAATAACAACCCGAACGAGAATACCTGGGACAGCCTGTTCCGCGAGGCCGTGGTGCGCTTGCTGGCGTCAGAGCTTGCCATGGCGATCGCCGGCAAGCCGGATGCGGCGGCGGAATACTTGCAGAGTGGCGGGGCATTCGAGGGATTAGGCGAAGTGAGGGAGGATTAAATGCAGCACGTTATGATTGCCGTAATCTCCTTTGTCGCCCTTGCTGTGATATCGTGGGGTTTGGTTGCGATGTTTGCCGCGATCGCCGGGAGATAAAGATTGACCGCAAGCCTTCAAAGCCCAACCGATATCGTCAATGCCGCGCTCACGCGCCTTGGTTTCAAGGATCGCGTTGGATCGATGTACGAGGGCTCCAAGGCATCTAAGAAGGCGCTCGATATCTACGGACAGACCCGTGACCAGCTTTTGCGGGAAGGCATGTGGCCGTTCTCGCAGCGGGACACAGCCGCAACCCTCATTAAATCCGCCCCGGTTGGCGGATACATTCCGCCGACGGTGTGGAACAGCACCTATCCGCCGCTCCCCTGGCAGTACGAATACGATTATCCCGATGACTGCCTCGAGGTCCGCGCGGTCAAGCCGGCGCCCATCCTGATCCCGAATTTCGCGCCGCGGCCGTTCCTCTTTACGGTCGCCAATGACAGCAACCAGCGGGTGATCCTGTCCAATGTGGCAAACGCCATCATAACCTATGTCGGCCAGGTTACGGATCCGACCGACATGCCGCCGGACTTTGTCGAGGCATTCGTGGCGTCTCTGGCGCGCCGCCTGGCACCTGTCCTGGCGAACCTGGATGCGGTAAAGATCGAAGCGCAGGACGAACAAGTCGAAACGGCAATCGCGGAACGTCAACAAGGGTAAGATCATGGATAAGGAAACCGAATTGCTACTGCTGATAGCCGCGCGGGCGCTATATGACGTTGCGGGGACGGCGTGGCCCGATAATTATGTTCATCAAATCGAGGATAGAATTGCGCAGGTACGGGCCGATTTGGATGCGCAAGAATGAAAAAGGTGATGACGGTTTTGGCACTCTTGATTGTCGCGCAATCTCTTGGCGGCTGCGTGCTCCTCGCCGCCGGCGTGATCGGCGCGGAAGTCGAGAAAAATCACCAGCAATGGTGCTACTTCCATCCGGGGCGATGCTGATATGAACCTGCCGACCGACATAGCGCAGCAAGCGATCGACGCCTCCGGCGTTGATTATCTGCTTGGCGATATCGAGGACGGATCGCGGCCGTCGCAAGTGATCTTGCGCGCCTACCAGCAATGCCTCTCGCAACTCCTTCGCGGCGCCAATTGGGATTTTGCCCGCAAGACCGCGCAGCTCACGTTGCTGGCCGACGCAACCGGCAATACGGCGAACGTCGGAACCATCGTCCCCATACCCTATGTGTACGAATACGAATATCCTACCGATTGTGTGAAGGCCCGCTTTATCCCCTGGAACCAGCCATGGCAGAACCCAGGCATTCCCGCGGGCAATATCACGCCGCCCAATCCGAGCTCACCGATCACCACCGGCATCGGCAATCCGTTAATCGGGTCCGGGCAGATGCGGCCGGCAAAGTTTGTGGTCGCCACGGACAGCACCTATCCGCCGCCCGCGGGATCGGCGACGTCGGACGTCCAAGGCGTTAGCCCGGCCGGTAGGACTGTAATCCTAACCAATGTGCAATTCGCTTGGCTGATTTACACGCAGCTCGTTCTCTATCCCTCGCAATGGGATCCGCTGTTCCGCGCGGCGCTTGTGTCGTATCTGGCCTCCGAGATTGCCTTGCCGCTCTCCGCCGATAAGAAAATGGGCATGGCGATGCGGCGCGATAACATCGCGATCACGAAGATAAAATTGGAGCAAGCCCGGATCAGGGACGGCAACGAAGGAACGTACAGCTCCAATCTATCGGTTGACTGGATGCGCGCACGCTGGACAGGCGGCGCCGGCGGATGGGGCAACAATTGGGGCGATGGCGGGGGCGGTCAGGTTCCTTGGGGCGGCTATGGCGGATGGGACAGTTGCGGATTTTCTGACGGCTCAGCGTATTAAGGGCGTCCCATGGCGACGCCAGTTCTTATCCCCGCATTCACCACCGGAGAGATCGCACCGAACCTTTTCGGCCGCCAAGATCTCGCGCGCTCGCATACCGCCGCGACCACGATGCGCAATATGTTTGCGGCGTACAAAGGCGGCGCCTACTCACGGCCAGGAACGCGCTTTGTCGGATACTCCAAGCAAACGCGCCGTAATTTTCCGCCGCGCCTGATCCCGTTCCAGTTTAATATCAATCAGGGGTTAATCCTAGAATTCGGCAATCTCTATATGCGCGTCGTTATCAACGGCGCTTTCGTCACCGAAGCGGCGCTTCCAATCAGCAATGTCACGCAAGCCGATCCTGGCGTTGTGACGGCGGCGGGAGGCGGATCGGGAACGGCGGCAACTCCGGTCAATACCGCGGTTGTTTCTTCCTATGCGCCAGGAGACACGATCACGCTGGCCGGCGGCGTTCCAATCACTCCGGCGGTTCTCTCGATCACCGACACAATCCTACTCTCCACCGCGCTTAATGCGCCCGGAACGGGCTATGCGCCCGGCGATACGGTCACGCTGGCCGGCGGCACCCATAGCATTGCGGCAATCGTCACGTTATCGACAACGAATGTCGTTTCAGCTTCGCTCGCCGCGGCCGGCAGCGGCGGCACTCCTGGGGCCGCTGTTGTCACCGGCACCACGGGGACCGGAACAAAATTCCAAGCCGACGTCACAATCAGCGCGGGAGGCATTATCGCCTCTGTCGATAGTATCGCTGTCTCCGGCTCTTACACGGTTAACCCGACCAGCTTGACAAACGAGCCCGTCACGGGCGGCGGGCTCGTTGGCGCGCAGCTCAATATCACGATGGGCGCCAATACGATCTTTGTGTCGAACGGCGGCAACTACACCGTCAATCCTGCCGGCGCCACGTTCACTCAAGCCTCGAGCAGCGGGCCGGGAACAGGCGCAACCTTCCAGTCTGCAATTTTTGGTCCGCTCGACGTGACGTTTAGCGTCGCTGGCGCTTACTCCACACTACCGTCAAATCCCGTCAGCCAAGCCTCGACCAGCGGCAGCGGTCTTGGCGCCGAATTCAACGTGACATGGACGGGGACCGGATCAAACGGGTTTGCAACAGGGGATTGGGTGTTCATTTCTGGTGTCGGAGGCATGACCGAACTCAATGGTCAGACCTTCGTAATCACGGTGCTCACGCCCACAACCTTTTCGCTGCAAGACCCGCTTGGCAACAACGTCGATACGACGGCGTTCCCGGCCTACACTAGCGGCGGCAACGTCGCGCGCATTTTCACGCTGACGACAATCTATGCCGAGGCGGATTTGGAATGGCTGAAATACGTTCAATCGGCCGACGTCATGACGTTGTGCTGCGTGAACCAGGAAACCGGCACCGAATATCCGCAGCAGGATTTAGAGCGTTTATCAGATACAGACTGGACGTTTACGCCGGTTGTTCCTGTTGCCAGCATTGCGGCGCCGGCTACCGCATCCGCGTCCGCCAGCCACTCCGGCAGCACCAATTACGCCTATTGCGTCACCGCCGTTGCGGCAGACGGCACGGAAAGCATTGCATCGCCGATCGCCAATCTCTCCGGCGCAGTCGATGTTGCCGCTACCGCAGGCACAATCACGGTCACTTGGGCAACCGTTTCTGGCGCGACCAGCTACAATATCTATAAAGCCGAGCAAAGCTATCAGGGCCAGGTTCCGGTCGGCGTTCTCTTCGGGTATGCCGGGACCGCTTTCGGCAATCAGTTTTTGGACAGCAATATCGTTCCAGACTTTCAGCAAGTCCCTCCCCTACACAAAAATCCATTCGCACGCGGACAGGTTATTGCCGCCGCGATTGACAATGCCGGGTCTGGTTACACGTTCGCCAATGTCACGATCAATACGTCAACCGGATCAGGCGGCGTTATCGAAGCGGTCATAACAAACCATCAAGTCGTTGCGCTTCTCGTTGTCGACGCCGGCGGCGGATACGCCAGCACCGATACTATTTCCATTTCCGGAAACGGCAGCGGAGCGACCGGCCATCTGACGATCGGTCCTGAGACGGGCACCTATGCCGGCGTCCCGAGCTATTTCCAGCAACGCCGCGTGTTCGGCAATACGCTGAACAACCCCGACACTTATTTCATGAGCCAGCCGGGAGCATTCAAAAACTTCGATAGCCGGATCCCGACTATCGCTTCCGACGCGATCACAGGCTCGCCATGGAGCTTGCAAGTCAACGGCATCCAATTCTTTGTGGTCTTGCCGGCGGGCCTTGGAGCGTTCACGGGCTTGTCGGCGTGGCTCCTGGTCGGTGCCGGAAGCTTTGCAACTAATGTGCAGCCAATCAGCCCGAGCAGCCAAGTCGCACAGCCGCTTGCATTCACCGGATGCTCGCCGCTACTGCCGCCGATCAAGATCAATTACGACGTGCTCTATGTGACGTCGAAGGGCTCGTACTATTACGATCTGCCCTATCAGCTCTACGCCCTGTCGGAGCCGATCGATCTCACGATGTTCTCCTCGCACCTGTTTGATAACTTCACCATACGCGAGCACACCTGGGCGGAAACGCCGTTCAAACTTCTTTGGTCGGTGCGCAGCGACGGGTGCTTGCTGTCTTGCACCTTCCTGAAACAGCAACAGGTCGCCGGATGGGCGCGGCATGATACCAACGGGCAGTTTTTGAGCGTCGCGTCCGTCGTGGAGCCCGTGATTGCCACACCGGAACTCGGCGACCTATTAACAGACAAGGCCGATGCGGTTTACTTCGCCGTCGAGAGAAACGGTTAGATCAAATGCCTTTGGGCGGCCTCAATGTCAGTCCTAGTTCCGGCTCCACCGCCGGCGGGACAAACGTGACGCTTACCCCTACGGGGGCATCGTTCAACGGCATTCAATACGTTGAATTCGGCGGCGTGCGGGCAACTAACGTCACCGGCAATAGCTCGCTTATTCATTGCGTAACGCCCGCCCATGCAGCCGGCG